GTAGGTTTTGCTGTCGACGCCCTCGAGGCGGAAGCTGTCGCCATCAATGGTCGTGATCCGGTATACGTTGCCGTTGACTTGGGTCATGCCAGAAACGCCGGTGATCAGGACTTCTGCACCAGTGGCGAGGCCGTGACCAACCGAGGTAACGACCGCAGGGTTTTCTTTGGTGATGTCTGAGATGTCGCCGGACTGCTGATAGTTGTTGACGATCAACAGATTGTCTGGCGGCGGCTGGCTGGGCGCGAAGGTAATCTCGGTCAGCGTCCAGTTGGTGTTGGTGATACGCACCAGCTCGCGGGGAGCGTACAAAGGGTGCACGATCGTCATCACGTCGCCGCTTTGAGCGAACTCGAGATCAAACAGGTGCTCGCCAGAATAGGGTGTCGCGGTCTCGTAGGGCACTCCGCCGCTGAGGATCTGGCCACCATAGGTGTAGAACCGCATGTACTCGTGCCCGAGCTCGAGGATGTACGTCTGCTCGGTGTTGAACTCGAACGGCAGCAGCCGTGTAGGGCCGGTGGTCTTGGCCTCAGCGATGAACTGCAGCCCCGGGCGGCTCATCATGCCGCCTGTCACCTTGGTGATGAAGTTCTCGGCCCGCTCGACGCCCACCGCTCGCTTGGATAGATCGACCCGTGCCGCGACAGCGGGCGATACCTCGCCGCCTGCAAAGCTGGGTTGGACGTACTTGGCCATGGATTAGTACCTCGCAGAGATCCAGCTGGCCTGAGCCGGTGCTGGTGCTTCGAAACCTTCGTTTGCGTCGGTGGCCTTGGCCTTGTTGATCTCGATGTCTGCCAGCGCCCTCATGTCGGACAGGATGGAGCGATCGCCGGTGATCGGCATCGCGATGTACTGGGCCAGCCGGTAGGACAGGGCGATCACGAACTGCGGGTCGAACTGCTGCGGGTCGGTGATCTGTTTGGTGTACTCGATGGTCGGCTCGCTCTCGTTGGTCAGGATGACCTGCACATCGTCGGCGTTGTTGGCGATCTCGAACCGGATAGGCGGTTGATCGTCACCCAGCGGGTTGACGATGCGGATCACCCGCAGGGCGTCGCTGGGGTACGCGTACATGTAGTCCCATTTGCCCGGAACGAGCCCGACCAGCGAGGCCGGGGTCGCGTATTTGCGGGCGAACTTCCACGGGTGCTCGCGAAGTACCGTGTCGCGCACATCGTTGAACACCAGATTGACCTGCTCGGCCTCTGGCGTTGCTTCGCTCAGTGAGGTGATGTCGTAACGATCACCGATGTTCTGGAGCGCTAGGCGCGCGATCTGTACTTCGGAGGCCATGGGTTATTCCTCGGAGCTAGACTTGCGTCGGCTGGTTCTGGATGTGACGGGAGGTCGGCGGTTGCTGACCGGGGACACGGTGCCCTCTTCTGCGCGCTTCAGCTGCTCTTCATCCACCAGCTTTGGCTTGATGGGCTTGGTCTGCTCCTCCTCCTCGAGGATCGCCTCGAGCGTCTCTTTGTCGCGGATGATGGTCGCGCTCATCGGGAGCTTGCCCTCGTCAGCAAAGCAGTCTGGCAGGGAGTAGATGCGGCCTGCGTTCTTGCCTCGGCCCATGCGGCCATAGGCGGGGTGGTAGTATCCGTTCTTGTCGAAACGTACGTTGATAGCCATGGGGTGATCTCACTCTTCCTAGATCGGTGGAGGTGGGGCCCGGAGGCCCCACCAGTTTAGGTTAGCTTTGGCCGTCCGGGTAGGCCTTCCACTTCGCCACGTCGCTGGTCAGGAAGGCGTTGATCGCGCCAGCCGTGACCGTGGTCGTACCAATCGTGCACAGGATGCCGAGGTAGCGCTCGTAGGCGTTACCCTCCATCGGCAGCGCAATGGCTGCGATGGTGGCACCTGCGTCCAGTGCGTTTGCATCGTCACCGTCGGTGACGAACGTGCCGGTGTCGTAATGCACGGTGGCAGAGCCATTAGTTGCGATGGCTGCCTGTGCATCCGATGCCAGCTGGAACTTGATCGTACCGGCGGCACCGCCGGTGATGATCGAAGTGGCGCACTGGATGACGAGGTAGACGGGCTCACCGTTGCCGATGTCCCGCGCTTCCTGCAGGTCGATGACGTCGCCGATGAGGGCGGTGCTGGCGGCTGCCGCAACGCTGGTCGCATCGGCGAACTCCAGTAGGGTGTCGAGGATCATGATGTTTTCTCCTGTTCCTCAGCTCACACGACGCGAGCTTCGTTGATGGACAGAGCATCCACCCGACGGATCGGATAGCCACCCCACGAGGTCTGCATCGTGCCGCCAACCATGTCGGTGGTCAGCGTCGAGTTGGCGACCGCACTGGACGTCTGGCGACGCAGGAACGCAAGCATCTGCTTGTCCATGTACCACGCACAGCGACCGAACGCAGGGTTCGGGATCTCTGTCACAGCGCGGTGCATGAGGTCGTTCAGGTCGGCACCAGTCGACAGATCTGCGGTCAGCAGAGAGCGGTCGATGTTGGCGATGCGTACGACGTAGCGCCAGTCACGAACCGAGAGGCCCGCATCCCAACGATAGTGCGTACGGTACGCCTGCATGCGGCCGTTGTTGCCGTCGGCGTCTTCGATGGTCACTTCACCCAAGTCACGCTGCTTGAGACCAGCAGTCGAGCCCTTCGGCACGATGCCGTGGCAAGTGTTTGGCGACCAGCAGATCAGCCAGATCGAGGCGTTGTCGGCACCGACCCCATCGCCGTTGATGATGTTGTCGGCGTTCTCGGCAGATAGATCATTATAGCGAGGAGCAAAGCCGGTGAACTCTTCGGGGGCGGTTGTTTCGTCGCCGTAGAAGAGGGTGTCCGAGATCTCTTGGTTCATGCCCTCAACGTGAGGACGATCCTCCTGCAGACGGAAGGCAGCGGGGTCACCCGCCATATCCACGAGGGCCTTGTCGACCTCCGCGTAATCTTCCAGCATGCCGCAGGTGTCCGTCACTTGGACCGCACGGCTCTTGGTCGGCTGCACGCCGCCGTAGAGCTTACGCCAAGTCGGGGTCGGGAGACCCGAACGGATAGACGACCGGTGACCGGTAGTCAGGTTACCCTCGAGCCACGTCATATCCATCAGGATCTCGTTGGTCTCGTTGAGGATCTCGACAACATCTGCGATGCTGCCGTCGGGGTCGGTGACCTTTGCGAGATCCGCTAGGGTCGGGTTCTTGACGCCAAGTGTGGCCATGATGGGCCCTCCTTATTCTTACGCCGATTTGTCAAACATGGACGGATACATTCGCTTCAAGGTTCCTTCCGTCTGCGGGGCAGCGTCGCCCTGCAGCAGAATAGGATCGGCGATTGCCTTGCCCACGCGGTTCAGGAAACGCAGCACCGCAGGATGGTTGCCGATGGCCAGTCCGCTTGGGTTGTCGACGCTTGGCGATTTGAGCAAGGCCCGCAGATCGGGATCACCGAACTGCTTGATGGCATTTTCGGCTACCTTGAGGTTGGCGGAGAACTGCTCGCCCCCAATCTCTTTGTCAGCCTTGGCGCTCTTTCGCCAGTCTTCAACCCGCGTGGTCCAGCCCTCAACAGCCTGATCGTTGAACTGCTGCGCGCGATTGAGGTCGTACTCGATCAGGGTCTGATACTGCTTTTGGTTCAGCCCCATCTCGCGCGCCTGATCGGAAAACGCCTCAATCTTGCCCTTGGTTTCCTCATCGATAGTGAGGCCCTCGGGCGGCTCGAAGGTGTACGCGTCTGGCACGCCCTCACTTCCACCGCTCTCGTCACCCGACAGCAGATCGGCGGCATCTCCTTCGCCTGCGGCTTCCGCCAGCGGGCTGTCCTCGGCGGCTGTGTCAGCCGTCGAGGTCTCAGTTGTTTCTGTGGTGTCAGCGATCAGGTCGCCGGTGGTCTCTTCGGTCATGTGGTGATCCTCTCTTCCTAAGGCTCAAAGTGGTTTTCATCGAGCATCAGCATGTACTTGGCTTTCGCCCGTGTACGGATCTGCTCGAGCAGGGCCTCGCCAATAGCTCTGGCCCCTTCGTTGAAGGCGGTGCTGTCACTGTCTCCGGGGACGTGACTTACCCGACCAATATGGCATGTATCATGGATCAGCCCATACAAGAACCGGCGGCCGCGAGGCTCCTTGAGGATGTAGTCCAGATCTCGCTGGACATCCGCCTCGAGCTTCTCGGCCTTCGCAACCTGCTCAGGATCTGATGCGTCATACGTCATACGGTTACGCCTCCACCTTGCAGCAGATCGGTGAGGGCATTCGGGTTCTGCGTGTCAGCTTCAGACAGCACCTTGGCTGCCTGCGCGCCCTGCTGCAGCTGCATCATCTGCTGCTCCTGAGCTTGGGCCTCTGCGCGCTGCTGACGAAGCTGGGCCACGGCATCGGTTTCGCGGATGATGTCCGCACTGGTGCCGAGGATCTCCCCGTATTGACGGATCGCCATGTCGGCATCGAGGTTGTCGATGATGTCCGGGAACACGGCAGAGAGGTTTCCAGCGAACGAGAAGGTGCGCTCGATGGACGATGCGGCAACGGCCTCCTGCGCCTGCGCCAACAGGGAGATGTACTTGACGTCTAGGTCGACGCCCTCGAGGACGGGAGGCGGCGGCGGGAGCATGCCTGCCTCGAGCGCAAACAGGAACACGTCCTCAACCAGAGGGTCGAGGAACTCGGTGTTCAGGCGCTGCAGCACCGGGCCGAGCAGCACCAGCTTCTCCTCGTGACGTTCTGCCACTTCGGTGGCCGTCATCATCCGGCGATCACTGTTGATCATCATTGCAAACAGGTCAGCGTAGAACCCGCGCTGGATGCGGTTCTGTACCTCTTGGATGTCCATCATCAGCTCGTTGACGCGAGGCTGCACGGTGTAGGCTGGCTGGAACCCCTGACTGCCCTGCATCTGGTCGACGTACGTCGTGCCGCCCGGGAGTACGGTAGACGGCTTGCCCTTCAGCGACATGCTCGCCACCATGGGTGGGTTGACCATCTTGTCAATTGCCTGCGCTTTGCGCTTCTGCTCATGCTGCAGCTGCTTGATGTCGCCGAGGTGCTCCATGCCCGGGCTCACCCCGTAGACATCACCACCCAGCACATCCCAGCGAGGGCAGTAGGCCGGGAACTTGTCGTACCCGCCCTCTTGCAGCAGCTTGTCGCCATCAGCTCCCTTCTCCATGTAGACGTCCATGAAGGCCTTATTCTTGGGGTCGAGCGGGCGGGTGAGGTCGCGGTCTTCCATGCGGCGAGGCTGGATCATATGGATCACGTCAACGCGCTCGTCGTAGTTCTTCTGGTCCCACAGACGCTTGACTGCCCGGGACACGTTCGACCAGTCCTCTCGGCCGTCGATCTTGTTGATCACGAACTGCTCAACGATCTGGGACACGCTCATGGTGAACTCTCGGGCCAGCGTGTTGACGCTGCCGTAGTCATCTTCTGCGATGACATACTCACCAGCCGTGAAGGGGCGGAACGAGACGGTGTCAGTCGGGTGGCGTCGACGGTATAGAGCCCCGGTGCCGAAGGCCCCGAGCTCGGTGTATAGGGTCGACGCGGTGTTGTAGAAGTTCGAGCGCGTGAGGATGTGGCGCAGGATCCGCTCGACCTGACTGAGCCAGTCCTTGACCCCGCCGCTCTCCATCAGCTCCGGGTCTGGGGTCTGCAAACGAAACCATGGCCGGGCTGGGCTGGTCATCCCGCTCATCATCCCAGCAGACAGGGTCCGCAGAGCCTGCCCCCCGGTGTTGTCGACGATCTTGTTGCTGCGTTTGCGGCCCTTGGAGTTCTGGCTCTCGAGCAGATACCTGCCCCGACGAGGGATCAGGTGGTCCGAGATCTCGATCCAGTGAGAACGCCAGCTTGACCGGTCATCCTCGAGGCGCTTCCACCGCAGGAAGATCGATCCACGCTTGCCCTTGAGCGAGCTGTTCATGAGGTTTTCTGGCGTCTGGGCTACCATTTAGGGCTCCTCAATGTAAAACTGCGCCGAGATAGGCGGCGCTAATAACGGACCCGATCCAAAGGAATACCCCAAGGACGTATCCAAGAAGATCACCCTGTGGGTTGCCCTGCTTGTGAGCAGACCAACCAGATGCGCGACCAGCAGCAACTGACCCGGCTCCAAGAACCAAGAAAATCACGGCTGGGAAAACCCATGCTGTCGTCATTCACTCGCTCTACTTTCCTGACAGCGAGGGCTTGGGCGGAGGTGCCGGTGCTGGCTCCTTCGCCCTCTCGGTGATCGCGGCGTTGGTTCGCTGCTGGGCCATTACTGACCCGTCAACGTCTTGAGGGCACGCTGGGTGTCGACGAGGCCTAGACCTTGCGCGCCGCCTTCATTGCGTACGCTGCCGCCAACGCCCCGCTGGACACGAGCGCGTGCTGCTGCATCTGCCCGTGCGCGACCTGCTGAAACATCCTGCAGGGTAGGTGCCGGGGGGGGTGCCGCCGGGGGCGGCGGTGCCGAAGGGCCTCCTCCACACATATCACTGAACTCCTTTTGTCATGATGCGCCCTGTCGTGTTGTAGCCCAGCCCCCGGTACAGGCGCTCGGCTGCGTCATCGTCGATCCCGGCGGTGATGCCGAACTGGATCTCGTTCACCCCGACCTCGGCTGCCCATGCCTCGACCGCCTTGACGCAGCGCGCAGCGGCGATGCCACCGCGCTTGCCCTTGGCGACGTACAGGAAGAAGTCGTTGGTGTGTTTGCGTTCGTCTGTGAAGTAGAACGGGCTGACGTACACAGCGATCATGGCCTGCACCTCGCCGGTCTTGTCCTCGGCGATGAACACGCCCCA